TATGCCAATAGACCATCATCGTATATTGATACTACAGATAAGAGTGTTAACAATTATTTATTTAGAACCGACACTTTTGACTTAAGAAATCCTGTTGGTAACCCAAATGTTGAAAACCAAACAAATAAAACAGATTGGGCGTTATCTAATAGATGTGTTGGATTTACGGTAGACATTGGGGTTAGAAACCAAAATATATTTTATTCTTTTTCAGTGTCACAAGATAACGGTAAGGCGACCGCTGAATCTGTGTGGACCATAAATAATATGGCCAACGCAGCATCTGGTAGAGATACCGCAACACAAAACAACTCGTTGTATAACATTTATCAGAACAGGTCATATCAATGTGATGTGGTTGGTTTAGGTAATGCGATGATTCAACCAACAATGTATTTCAACCTTAGACACGTACCGATGTTTAATGGTTCTTACTTAATTACTGATGTTACGCACACTATTACACCTGGTCAGTTTGAAACCAAATTTACGGGTGTTAGACAAAGTGTGTTGTCGTATCCATACACAGAAAACTTATTACAAAGTATTAATCAAAATTTGGTTGGTAAATTGATAACCGCTGTTACTCAAAGGAAAGATGATGATAAGGGAACCAATGCGACAACTACCCAAGGTAATAATGCAAACGTGTCAACAAATTCTAATACACAACAATCCGCACAAAATTCTTGTGACTCAAAAGTATTGGAAACACCTTATAAACAAGCTGGATATACATCAGTAAGTGGAACTCAAACTAAGTTAACGGCAAAACAATTCTATGACTTGTTAATTCAAAATGTTAGTACAACGTCTACAGATGCTATTGAGATTGAAAGATATCAAAACTTAAGATTTATAATATTCTTAATATCTTGGGCTGCAAGTGGTAACAAAGACAGTAAAAACTTCATTGGTTTAAACAATAACTTTGGAAGAATTACTTTAGATTATAATTATGGTGAGTTAAGAACTTATTTTGAACCAACATATTCTTGTATGGATATTGAAAATCTAAATGGATTACCACTTTCATATCCTGTTGCTAATTTTGTTGACCCTGTAGAATTTATGTTATTTATGAGAGATAGATTGATAAATAGAGTCGGGGATATTCAAAACAAATCTATTGAAACTTTCTATCTACAAAACTGGCCAGCAAATAGAGGAACTGATTTAACCTCAGATACACAGTTGTCATTCAACTTAATTGAAGGTAATAGGTTGGCGAAGAATCTTGGACTTGTTAGTACAATACCTGTGTTTAAAATCACACCAACACCTACACCAACAGCTAACAATCAAAATATAATAAACAACATTCCACCTACTTGTACTCCAAGCCCAACCCCTAGTACGACCCCACAATAAAATTATTTGAATTTTATAGATATTTATAAGAAAAATTGGTTATGGACCTAAATAATATGTTAAATCAGTATCTTGGTAAAAATGTAAGAATGTCATCAAAGGATAATGGTGACGGAACCAAGCAAGTTTGTGACTTAGACACTGGCGATTGTTATATCGTTAGAGAAAGAGATGGCCTTATTGAAAGAGCAGGACACGATGTCACTGCTAACAGAAGAGTTAGAGTAGAGACTCCACACGGTATAAAACAACTTTTAAACGGTTAAGAAAATGAGTATTGACAAAAAGATTCTAAAAGAAATACAAAGATATCATAGTATAAACAATTATATCACAGAACAGGAACTACCTGTTGCTCCTGAAGCGGCAGGTGAACCAGCTCTTGATGCGGCGGCATTACCACCGGCACCTGCGGATGCTGCAGCTCCTGAGGCGGCCCCTGTAACTCCTGAAAAAATAGATGTTGCAACTGATGATGAGGTTACAAAGATTGATGATGAGGGAGAATCTGCTGAGGGTGATTCAAACACTGAGGAGATAGACGTTACTGATATTGTTAAAACTACTGAAAAAATAGATTCTAAGCAAGATAAGTATTTTGAACAACTTTTTGGATACATCCAAAATTTAGAAACAAAATTAAGTGAAATGGACGGTTTAGTAGAAAAACTTAATAGTATTGAAACGAAAATTGAAAAATACAGAGAAAAGACACCGCAAGAAAAATTACAACTAAGAAGTTTAGATTCAGGACCATTTAATCAAAAACTATCAGATTTTTTTGACGATAAGAAAGAAGACTTTGAAAAATCAGGTAAACACGAATATATTCTAACATCGGATGAAGTTGAAGATGTAAATCCGGCTGAAATAAAGAAGACATTTGATGACGACGAAGAAGACGAATTTAGAGGATTTAAGAGTAGATAACTTTTGACTTTTATGATTTCTTGATTACATTTAGGGTTGTGGTAACACGACCCTTTTTATTTTATTTGACTAGTAATTTTTTAAACCCTATATTTGTAACACTAATTTTTTAACATTTAATTTTTATGAGTTCACTTGACGCAGTATTAGCACAGTACGAACAATCCAAATCCGGTGGAGGAGGAATGAGTTCAGAGGAAAGATTGAAAAAGTATTTCACACTTCTCCTAGATGAAAAATCAAATTCAGGACAGCGTAGAGTCCGTATTCTACCCACAGGTGATGGAAGTTCACCATTCAAAGAAGCTTGGTACCACGAAGTTCAAGTTGGTGGTAAATGGCAAAAGTTCTATGACCCAGGAAAGAACGATAATGAACGTTCACCACTTACTGAGGTTTACGAAGAACTAATCTCAACAGGTAAAGAGTCTGATAAGAAATTAGCGGACCAATATCGCTCACGTAAGTTCTACGTAGTTAAAGTTATTGACCGTGACCACCCTGAAGACGGTGTTAAGTTTTGGAGATTCAAACACAACTACAAACAAGACGGTATCCTTGATAAAATTATTCCAATTTGGAGAAACAAAGGTGACATCACCGACCCTGAAAAAGGACGTGACCTTGTCATTGAGTTGACCAAACAAAAAACTCCTAAAGGTGCTTTCTACACCGCAGTTTCAACTATTATGTATGACGACCCTTGTCCGATTCACGAAGACAAAAAAGTTATGAAAGAGTGGTTGGAAGATGAATTGACTTGGAGAGACGCATATTCTAAGAAACCTGTAGAATATTTGGAAGCGATTGCTCGAGGTGAAGTTCCACGTTGGGATTCTGAAAAAGGTGGTTACGTTTATAGTAATGATGAAGAAGCCACTGAATCTTTTGGAGGTAGCTCATCTTCAAGTAACTACGAAGACCCACAAGCAAGTTCACAAGTTGACGAGGACTTGCCGTTCTAATAATAATGTGAAGGACATTCTCAAGGTCAAACTGTCTTTGAGAGTGTCCTTTTTAATTTAAAAAAAAATGAAAATCAGAGAAAAAATGTATGAATCACTTATCAAGAAATATGAGAGTGAAATTGCTGAGGCAGAAGCAACTTTGATGGTGTATATGGAAAATCCTGTTGGGATTGGTGAACACCCACAACACATTGAAGAAATGGACAAGTTTATTGAAAAACTTGCAAATGCTAGTGATAAATTACAAACATTACAAATGTTTTACAAATACAATTATGGCAATCAAGAAAAATGATTTTAGTTCAGTAAAGAAGAAGTTTTCTACTTCAGCCAAATACAAACCCCAAAGGTTTTTTGACTGTGGTCCTGACTTCTTGGATGCTGTTGGTTTACCTGGTCCTGCGATTGGACACATCAATATGTTCTTAGGTCACTCAGACACTGGTAAAACAACCGCTATGATTAAGACTGCAGTTGATGCTCAGAAAAAAGAAATTCTACCTGTGTTCATTATTACTGAACAGAAGTGGAGCTTTGAACACGCAAAAATTATGGGTCTTCAGTGTGATGAGATTGTCGATACAGAGACAGGAGAATTAGATTGGGATGGTTTCTTTATCTTTAACAATAACTTTGATTACATTGAACAAATCACTGATTATATTAATCAATTGTTAGATGCACAAGAAAAGGGTGAATTGGATTACAGTTTATGTTTCTTGTGGGACTCTATTGGTTCTATTCCATCTAAAATGACTTATGAAGGTAAAGGGGGTAAACAACATAACGCAGCAACCTTATCTGATAAGATTGGTATGGGTATTAACCAAAGAATTTCAGGTTCTCGTAAATCTGATTCAAAATATGAAAATACTTTAGTTATAGTAAATCAACCTTGGGTTGAACTACCTGATAATCCTTTTGGGCAACCAAAAATTAAAGCTAAAGGTGGTGAATCTGTTTGGTTGAACTCTTCTTTAGTATTTTTATTTGGAAATCAAAAAGGTGCTGGTACAACTAAGATTACAGCGACTAAAGACAAGAGAACTGTTAAGTTTGCTTCTCGTACCAAGATTTCTGTAATGAAAAATCACATCAATGGTTTGGGTTACGAAGATGGTAAGATTATTGTAACACCTCACGGATTCTTGGCGGGAAAAGATACTACCGAAGAGAAAGCGTCTATTGAGCGTTACAAAAAAGAATACTCTGATTATTGGAAAGAAGTAATCGGAACAGACGGTGATTTCACTTTGAGTGAGGAAAAAGAGGACTAACCATAAACCCCAAATTTGTGAGAACATTATTAGTAGATGGAGATAACTTATTTAAAATCGGATTCCACGGAGTCAGAGAGTTTTATGTTGACGGAAATCACATTGGAGGGGTATTCCACTTCCTCAACACCTTACGTAAACAGTTGGAACAAAACGAATACGACAAGGTCATCGTTTTTTGGGACGGTAACAACAACTCAGTCAAAAGACGTGAACTATATCCTGATTACAAACTAAATCGGAAGAATAATATGACTGAGGAAAAACTTCAGTCATATTACTTCCAAAAGAACCGAGTAAAACAATACTTGGAAGAATGTTTCGTTAGACAAATCGATATTGATAATAACGAAGCTGATGACTTGGTTGCATACTATTGTATCATTTCTGATACGGAGACCAAAACAATTTTTTCATCTGATAGAGATTATATGCAACTTTTGAGTGAGAAGGTATCTATCTACTCACCAATACAAAAATACCTTTATCAAAAAGGAGACAAAGTCCGTTTGGAAAAAGAATGGATTCCCCACGAAAATATTTTTGTATCAAAAGTTATGTTAGGTGATAAGTCTGACAACATATTTGGTATCTACAGTTTGGGTGAAAAAACATTTCTAAAATTGTTCCCTGAGGTGCTTGAAAAACCCGTTTCT